CGCGCTTGATGCCGGTCTGCATGAGCTTTCCAATCAGCACGGAGGGGTTGATGTCGCGCCCCAGCTTCCCGCACTGCCACGCGACGAACTCAGCCACGGCCTTGTCGACCGCAGCCTTGATCTCTGTGGAGCTGAGGGAACTGTCCTTCGGCACATAGTAGGTGAAGGTGATATTGTAGCTCACCTTCTGCGGGTCCTTGACAGAAACCTTGTCCGTCAGCGGCCGCACCGTATCGTCGTTGCAGGCGGCGAGGACAGCATTCTTGATCTCCGTGGTAGCGATGGTACCGTCGTCCATGAGGACATAGAGATCCACCGCTCCGTCGCTGGGGCTGTTCGCCACCACGTCGGCGATCTTGGTGCTGACCTGCTTGGCAAAGTAGATATACCCGCCCTTAGCTCCGGCGCAGCTGTAAGCGTCCTGACTGGCGCGCATCAGCTCATAGAACTCGTCGTCAGTGGCCTGGTCTGCGCCGTCATCGCTGGCGGTGAGGTTTTCGCAGCGTTCACAGTAGTCGAACAGGTCAACGAAGGTGTTGATCTGTCCCACTGCGTAGCCGTTGCCGACCGCACCAACAGTCTGGCAGCGGATCTGCACATCGGCATAGGTCTCGCCGATGGACACATAGGCATCCGCGACCGTCTCCCATGTCAGCGTACCGCTGGCGTCAGTGACGCGCGTACCGGCAGGAATGAGGATCGCCGTGGTCTGTGCCTCGGAGATATGAAAGCGCTCGGTGCAGACCGCAGCCTGCGCCGCCGGGCGCTGCGTGACATAGAACAGCTCAGCCAGCGCGTCCAGGTTTTCCCCTTCCGCGCGGCTTGGGATATTCTGATTGCCTGTGTAATTGTTCAGCCCGCGCTCCTGGATCACCACGGCGGCCACGAACTGGATAAACAGCTTTTCGGGGCTGGCGGGCTTCACGCTGACGCCGGTGATTTTTTCGTAAATGGAGATCAGCAGCGATTCCACCGCTTCGGTGTCGGTAGAAACAAACTGATATCCCGTATTTCTCTCACTCATTGATGATGTTCACCTCCACGGTAGGGATCAGCCTGCCCGGGGCGTTTCTGTCGGCCGCAAAGGTCACATTCACCACCTCGGCGCGGGGCTCATATTCTTCCACTGCCTCTTTGACCTCGGAATACATCATAGGCATAGCTACCGGCAGAGGCTTATCCACGAACTTCTGAGGAAGCCCGAAGCCGCGATACAACGGACAGGTCCCCTGCCGCGTGGAAAGGATAATGGCGATATTCTGCAAGACAGAGCGGACGGTGTCAGTCTCGTTGAGCTGCACCGCGCCGATGTCAGATGCGGTCACCCTGTAGCTCATGGCAGCTTTACCCCCTCAGATACTCTTGCAGGCTGACGGACACGGTGGCGCTGGTGACGTTGCCGCGTCCGTCATAGGTTTTCATCTTCATCTTGTGATCAAGCACGGACCAGCGATATTTCCCGTAGCCCTTGTTGCCGATCACCAGCGGGACGGCGATGCCGCCGCGCTCATAGTTCCACAGCTTCACGACCTCGGCGATAGGATCAACGCCGAGGTAAGCGGAGAGAACGATGTCGAAGGTCATCTTGTCGGGGTCAAGGCCGGTGAACTCCGTAAGGGCGTGTGTGCCGTGCCGCTGATGGGTCGCGTACCGGGCAGACCCAGACCAGGTGACATTATTGATCGTTTCGATCGTGCGGTCAGACACCGTAAAAACGATGTCGCCCAGACAGCCGACCATTCCCATGCTCAAAAACCTCCTAACACAAAACCGTCCCCGTTGAATACCGGAAGGTATAGGCAGAGGACGCGGTCATTCACCTTCGGCATCCAGTAGGTCAGATGCGAGCCGGGCAGGTGGTCGTGGTCGGGGAATTCGCTGGCTGTGCCGCCGCCGGTGAAGGTGTCCGTGATCTCATGCGTGTGCTTTGCGTCCGGCTTTATGTAGAAATTCGCTTCGTAGTGCTGGAGCACATAAAGCCAGTCCGAAATGATGCCTGTGTCCTTAAACTTGACACGAGCCCTGCGCTTTGCGCTGTCGACGGCCGTTACCGTGCCGGTCTGAACGAGCCTCGAAAGGATATTCTGCAGTTCGTCCATCAATATCCCTCCAATGTCTTGCGCAGCTTGACCTGCGTGGTATAGCCGGACGAGCCGACCGAGTGCGCAGCCTGCTCCACAATGTATTTCCCGTCCCACGCACCCCAGCCGGTGAGCTTGGCTGTGACGCCGGCCACGATATCCGGATTGCCGGGCAGCGTAAAGGTCGCGGTCTTTGCGTACTTGTTGTGCAGCCGGAGATATTTTTCGGCCTTGGTCTTGGCCTCGGCCACGCTTGCCACCTTCGCGGTGATCTCCAGCTGCTGGTTGTTCTTGGCCTTGTCGTTGTAGTCCTCTACCTTGACGGTGGCCTCGATGCACTTTCCTGTGCCGGGGTCCGTGTAGCTGACGCGGCAGGAAGCATACTGCGTTCCGGCCGTTCCCGCGTTCAGCTTGTGCTTGGTGTAGCTGCCGCTGCCGCGGACGATGGTCAGCACGGGGGATTTCTTCTCGTAATCCTCCTGGTCGAAAAGTACGATCAGGTTATTGGTGGCTTTCAAAGAGATGCCCGCCTCGTGGCACAGTTTGGAGAGAAAGGCGATGTCGCTCTGCTTGTACTGCTCCACGCGGCCATAGGACGGGTCGCTGTTGGCGAGGAACATACAAGTCATTCCGTTGGCAGCGGCCATCTCGTTTGCGATGCCGGAAAGCGTGTAGGCCTCCCATGCCTTGGATTTCTCCGTCTGGCGGATCTGTGCGCTGTACGGAAGAGCCGTCGCCTTGATGGTGATGGTGTTCGGCGGGCCGGAGGCGTCAACGCTGTCCAGCTCAAACTGTCCGCAGTCCAGCACCTTATCCCTGCCGCCGCCCGTCCAGTTCTCCCGAACGAACACGGCGCTGATCTTGAAGCCGGCGCCGGAAGCAGAGGCAGGAGCGGCGGCAGAAGCATCGCCGCCCCCGCCGCCGGATTCCTTGATGTACGATGCGCTGACATAGGCGGTTTTGCCGTTATAGCTGACCTTCGCCCAGCCGTTTTCGATGCCCTCGACCTGCAGCTCCGCGCCGCAGACCAGAGCACCGTATTTGCCGTAGCTGGTGCTGGGGCCAGAGCGGACATTCAAGCCGCTTTTGGCGGTGACCTTGTAGGACTTTGCCGCACCATCGGTCTTGGCCTTGGAGGACGCGGACAGGCTCCCTGCGGAGGCTGCTGCATCGATGGCATCGGCCAGCCACTTTTTGAGCCATATATCATCGCGGTCTTGAAGCTTCAGCTGCAGATCGTCGGTGCCGTCCGCCTCCTTGTCGGTGTAGGTGGCCGACAGGAAATAGGGGCGCATACTGCCGGTGATGTCCGCGCCCTGGAAAAATATCTGCGCCGTGACGCGGCGCGCCTGATTCGGGTTGCTCATCCGACCACCTGCTTCCACGGGGGCAGGGCATCGCCGACATCCTCGGCAGGGTCGGGCAGCTTCAGCACGATCCCGGCCGGAAAGGTGTAGTATCCGAGATACTGCGGATTGAGATTCATCAGCCGGTCGGTGTACGCTTCGCTCCCCAGCTGGGAGAAGGCGATGCTGTCCCACATATCGCCCTGAATGGTGGTGTAGGTCTTACTCATTTGTAGGCCCTCCTTGCGGTGTCGATGCCGGCTTCCTCCATGACTTCAAGGACGCGCTCGGCGAACTCGTCTCCGTACTCACGCAGAGCTTCCACCGTCTCGGGCGATGCGCCGCCGTTGATCTGAAACACGATCCGCAGCTCCACCGATCCGGCGCCGGAGCCTGCGCCCGGCTCTGCCGAAAGCGCGCCGTCGCCATGGATGGCGTGCAGTGCCTCCAGCAGCTGCGGGGCGAAGGTGATGGCCTGGATCTCCATGCTCTCGCGCATAGCGGCGGTCTCCTCGGCGGTCATGACCTGCTCGCCGCCGTTGAAGTAGACCAGCTCCGGGCCGTTTTCGCCGACGAGGGCAAAGCCGGGTGCGGCGGACTGCGTACCAACTGCGTAGCCGGGAATGCTGCCGGCCGTTCCGGTACCGGACGCGGACAGTGCGGCTCTGGCTGCGGCGGCGACGCGGTTGTAGGCAGCGGTCACCTGGGGCAGCATACCGACAGCTCCGTCGATAAAGCCCTGAATGGTGGCCTGCGCGCTTGCCTTGGCCTCGTCGCCAAGGTCCATCGCTTCAATGTCCTCGGCAAGCGCCGTCTGCAGCTCGTCCATGGTGGCCGTGAAGTCGGTCTTGAGGTCGGCTACGCTCCCCGCTGCGTTCTGCTGCTCCTGCTGCAGAGTCTTCCAGTTGGCTACCATCGTGGCCAGCTGCTCGTCGGTGGCGCCTGCCATGCCGGCGATCGCGTTCACGCTGTCGGAGCTACCGTCAGCAAAGGAGGCGATCATGTCGCTCAGCCCCTCGATGTCGGCGCTACGGTCAGTCAGGGATTGCAGGTTGGCGTTGTAGTCCTGCCAGTAGGTGATCTGGCTCTCCAGCGCGGAATTGATGCTGCCTGCGCTGGTTGCAACGACCTTTGCGGCCTCGTCCCAAAGCTGATACTGTCCGGATATGCTTTCGTATGCCGCGCTGTACGCCTCGTTGTAGGACTCCACAAGGGCGTTGATCTTTTCCTGCACGCCGGAGATGGCAGCCTGGAACTCGCCGACCTGTGCAGCAGCCTCCTCGGACGCGCCAGTGCCTTCGTTCATGGAGGCGGTCAGATTCTTGACCGCCTCTTCCGCGAGGGCGATCTCCGCCTCAGCATCAGAAACGGCGTCTGCGTCCTCCTCCATCGCCTTGTTGTAATTCTTGATGGACTTCTCAGCCGCCCATATCTCGTTGTTGGTGTCGTAGATGGAGTTTTGCAGGTCGTAGTATTCCTGCGAGAGAAAAGCGGTCGCATCGGTGTAATAGCCGTACTGGTCGTAATAGGCATCCGCCTGCTTCTGCGCGTCTGCCCATAGCGCATCCATCTGCGCGTAGGTATCAGACAGCTTCTGCTGGGCGGCCTCCAGACTGTACTGCGCCTTGGTGAGTCCGATGCTGTTTTCTTCTGCCTCGATCAGCACGGCGGAATACTGGGAGTACAGCTCGGTGAGCTGATCCTGATAGGCCTGCTGCATGGCATTCTGCTTCCACGCCTCGGTGTTGGCGCGGAGCGCTTCGGTGCCACCATTGATGGTGTCGGTTTCGAGGTCGATATAATCGGCCAGCTCCGGTACCACCTGGCAGAGCAGAGCCAGGGTGTTGTGGTACTGCCTGTGCTGCTCGTCGGTATTGAGCCCCGCCGCCTCCAGCTCCTCCAGCTTGCCGATGTAGGTGTCTGCGACGCCTGCAGCGGCCATGGTGGAGGTAACAGTATCGTCATAGGTGGCCTTGGCCTCGTCCATCGCCTCCCGCATTCCTCGGGCGGCTTCGGTCAGCTCCTTCACACTGGGTACGGCGTCATTCGACGCGGCGGTAGCAAGGGCTGCAACGACCGCAACCACGCCGGCCACGGCTGCAGTGACAGCAAGGATTGGGGCCAGGGCAACTCCAGTTGTGGCGGCAAACGCCGCAGATGCGATACTGGCCAGCTTCATTGCCGCTGTGTAGGCAGCCAGCGCGGCGACGACCGCGCCGATCACGCCTGCAAAGGCGGTGATGGCATTGACCAACGCCGGGTTCTTCTGAATGAACGCCGTAATGCTGTTGAGGACCTTCGTGCCGACGCCGTAAGCCTCGCTGAGCGCGGGAGTATAGGCGTCGCCGATGGCTACCTTGAGGTTGTTGTAGGCGTTCTGCATCATGGTCAACCGGCTCTGCGCGGTGGCGTAGCGCTTGTTGGCCTCGTTGGTGAGGGCGGTATTCTGCTGCCAGGCGGTATTTGCAGTGTTCACCGCGCCGGTCATCTGGTCTGCGGCAAGACCCAGGGCTTTGAGCATATTGCTCTGCCGGATGCCGGTCAGACCCAGGTCTTCCAGTACGAGGACGGTGCTCTCGCCCT